TAGATCTAAACAATGACCACGATGGATTATTGTCTTTTCTAAACGGAGATGTCATAGGTCTGTTTATTTTTACAGAATAACCTAGATAATGTGAGTAGATATGGTATTCATCTACTAACTTTAATATTTTATCTAGTGTGATGTCATCTGTAACAGTTAATGTATTGTACATAAGTAAAAAATAAAAGGATACATTCTGTCCGATTCGAACGGACGTGCTTTCGCTCAACCTAAGTTGACAAGTTTGACCACTCCTTGCAAGAGTGTATCCTTAATATATATTAGAATGGTAATTTATTTTCATCACTAACCTGTGGTCCATCTCCTGCAAGTTCATCCACTTTTGTTTCAAAGGGGTTCTTTTGTACAGTTGGTTCCACATCAGCTTTTTCTTTTGTCATTTTATCAATGGATAAGATCTCAAGCTTGGATTGATCTTTAGGAATTTCCATTTTTTCAATAAAAGGTACATAATTTGGTAAGGATGTGTAGTTATTAAAAGAATATACTACTTTAACCCTAACAAATTTACCTACATAAGTATTACCTAAAAGTTTAATAGTGTTTTCACAAAAGGATTTAAAATCATTTGCTATGAAAACATACTGGTCTTCGGGTATAAACTTAGTAACTATATGTTTTACTCTTTTTATTTGGTTGTTGGTTTTATTTTCAAGTTTTTCAGGATCTTGATCTTTTGGTTTCCATTCTGTATGAGAAAGGTTTTTCCCATCTCTTTCAAAATGAAATACCATAAATTCATTACCTGCGTCCGGACTCACCTTATATTCGACTCCTGTAAGTTCTACACTTTCATGTATTCCTACATCAAGGAAATTAGCTGATCTTGATTCCGAATCTATTTTAGTATTTACGTTATACATTTGTACTCCTGTTATTACTTATTTAACTTATCATTTACTCTCACAATAAAAAGATCATAATCGTTCGTAATCTTTTCCTCTCCTTCATTTAGAAACATCGGTGGTGTTTTTGCTGAGGATTTACCATCACCATTTAAAGTAATACTATATTCTCTCTTCCCTTCTTTAACTACCATGTCGGCGTAGTGTACTATGGTATAATCTTTTTCAAGCATACCTTTCCATTCTCTGCCTTTGATAGCCATTCTTTTTTCTACTGCACCTTCTTCGGTTTCCACCCATTCATAGTGACCTGTCACTACTAGGTGTTTTGGATACTTTTTGATAAGATATTGAAGTTTACCAATCTCTTCGTTGTAGTAATTCCAAATGTCAAACCCTTTTTTTGTGTCTCTGGCAGTCTTTAATAGACTGTCTACGTATGCCGAAAAACTATCAAGTATAATCACTTCGATTGTACTATCCTTCGCATATTCGATAAGTTTCTGATAACATTCTTGCCAATTGTTGGGAGTACTATAGTGCTTAAACTTGTTAATGAACGGCAACGGCTTACTTTCCATGTTGATAAAACCAGTGGTCTCAGAATTCATGTTTCTGAAAGCCATTGTTTTTCCTCTACCTGGCATACCAATTAATAAAAATTGATAAGGCGTTTTACTCATTGTATAAGTTTATTTGTTATAGTTCAATTTTATAATTAAAGGAGGGTGTCTAAATTAATAGACACCTCTCCTGGGATATCTACTAAACTGCTAAGTAACGACGACCGAAACGATCAGTCTCTACAAACAATTTCTGTCCATCTTCAAGGGCAATGAATTCATTACCTGAAAGATCAACAAAGATATCATATGAGTTGTAACCTATTTTCACCCAATATGCGTGAACGGTTATTTTCTCAACATTTATATCTGGTTTTGAATAAACATTCACCAGAGTTTTTGTCAATGGTCTTGTTAAAAACCTTTTTGTTGTTAATAGTGGGCAAGCTTCAGCTTGTTGTTTTATACGTGATGCCCAATTTAATTTGGGTGCTCTAACCACGCGACATTCAAGTGCATAGTCATCATCACGATAAGCCACTTTACGTTTAATACCATTGCCTCTGCAATAAGTAGACAAACGTCTTACAATTTTTGAATAGTCTTCGACTAAGTCATAGACTTTTACATTTCTTCCCACAAGGGGATGTAGCATTAAATATTCCATATCAATACGATAATCAAAGTTAGGATTGTCACCAAAGACAATCAGGTTAGTTGTTTCAATTTCATGAAACAACCGTTCTCCATCTGCTGATACGAGGTTTTTGTACTTAGCAATCTCTTTCTCGAGATTTTTAATATACAAACCTCTATCATTGTCCGTGTTAACTATAACGAACGGACTCTTCTTCTCTTTTGCTCCCTTTGGTAATAATACTACATTTGAGATAACGTTTGATAATGGTAAAAAAGCAAATTGATTCTTCATTTATTGTTTATCTTGTTTTAGATTAAACGGATTAGCTTCGTCTATTGAATTATATTTAAGATTATTAACGAAACTAAGGATTTTAGGTTCACCTTCCCGCACTTTTAGGAAGTGCATGTAAATCATATTTTCGACAGGTAGTTTGCTTGGTCCATATGCTGTCAAGCCGATTATTTCAGGTCGGTGAATTACTATAACATAGTCAGAAGCTTGAAATACTGAATCTCCACCAAATACATCTCTTCTCATAGGATAATGCATCGTGTGATTTATTAACCTCTCATTTCCTTCAATTTCCCTGTTCATTTGGCTAAGCTGAAGAATAGTTGTTTGACCAATTTTCTTCGCTTGCATAAATACTTTCTCTAATTCATATAATGTTTCACGCTCTTTCTCTCCGGTTTTACCCTTCGTCAGCAAGGTGTGATCTAAAATGACTATTAACCATTTATCTGAGTATGTTTGTTGAAAGTATTGAATTGTGAGATCTATTTCATCAGTATTTCCAGGGCGATCTATATAATAGATAGGGAATTTACTGATTTGTTCTGCTTGTTTAACGGCTACATTGTAATCATCATCTGATAATCCTACTTTGGTCTCTTCTAAGTTTCCACTATAAAGATCATTTGTAGTTTTTCGCATTTTGTATGAGAGTTTACGCCCCACTTGACGGGAGGCTAACATCTCAAAGTTAAAATTTAGTACTATAAAATCTCTATTACGATTTAACTCAAACAGATCTGTTTCTAGACTATTTATGAATGATGATTTTCCACTACCACTTACACCTGCAATTGTATATATTGTATTGGGTTCTATTCCACCCATACAAGACCTATTAAATTTACTCCACCGAGTCTTTAAAGATTTGTTAACTCCTTTACGTCTGTTATCAATATACCGAAGTATCTCGCGTGTTGGCTCATTAATATGCCTATAATTAAGCCTCTTACTATTCAATGTTGCTTCCATATGCCTTACGTTTTTCTCCCTGAGTAGTATTCCCACTGTCTTCAGTGTGATCTTCATAAGTTTTCCAAGATTCGGAAGTTAGCCAAGCAGGCATACGTTTAATATAAGTCATTTGTCCTTTCAGACTCCTGTCTTCTATTTCAGACCGCAAACATCTCACGATATGTTCGTGTAGAGAGGGGTTTGTTCTTACAATATTGTGGTATAATTTACGACATTTATTCTGGTCTACTCTTAAGTAATCGTACATCCCATCTGGTCTTAATGCCTTAATAGGAAATGAGGCATAGAATTCATCAAATGGATCGCTGGTAAAGGTTGATGCTTTAATGAATTTTGAGGATATCTCTATTGTTTCTAAGTTTATGAAATTTCCAGAATTAAATGAAGCTGCTAAAAATCCAGCAACTTTAAGCTGACTTAAGTCTTTATGCAAATCATTTAACGTATTTGTGTACGCTATATATTGCTTAAGTAAAGTAATCTTATTATCGCTGATTAGTTTGGCAATTATGTATTGGTGTGCTGTAATTTTGTTGTCAAGTAAAAAATTTGTATCTATTTCTAATATCATTTTTACCATTGTTATGGCTTAAAAAGAATTAGTGTTAGATAAATGTGACAAGTAAGCTAAGGTTTTTTTCTTCTAACCCGCATTGTTGTTATTTGTTGCTGTCCATTAGCTTGCGTTTTAACACCCGAGATAACTCTCTTAAAAAGAATTTGTTTGAAAGGTGCTATTCTTTCAATTTTATCAATTTGAATGTCAAATGCGAATATTTCCTTTACAAGAATTGCTTTCGAATATCTATCCGCAGTCTTATATAAAGGATAAAAGAATTCAACTAGGTCTAATGCTAGTCTTATTTCTCCTGTTGTTGGTTTATTCATTTGGTATATTTAATAATTCATTACATTTGTAAATCCAATCACTATTTAAAGAATTTATGGCCTTTGTTTTAGTGTTTCTGTTTATTAACAAACACTCATGAAAACAATCATCCAAATGCCATATAAAATCTTTATCTATAAAAAATGAATCTTTATTTGTAAAATTAGTAAAGTGTATTCTATCATTTGGTATATTTAATTCTTTTGCTACTTTATATAAATTAGCGTGCCCATTTGGCCACACTACAGGAAGATAACTTTTAAGATTTTCATACCTACTTGTAACTATATGAATTTCAATATCTTGGTTCTTTATATTCATTAATGATTTAGCATATAATTGTACACTTTCAAATTCTAAAGTGTCATCAAAATCAAAACTTATTTTTCTCATAGTTAGTCAAATTCTAAGATTGTCATTTTTCTATTTTCCATACCACATTTTATAGCAGTTAATACATCACAATGATATATAATAAGTTGATTATCTCTCATTTGACATGTTATACTGGTTAAAGCATTATGAAATTCTTCTTTATTAAAATATGGAAATTCAGATATTATTTCTTTTATTTCAGTTGATGTAAAGCCAATATTATATTTGGTTTTATATTCATATACTAATTTGTATAGGCAATTATTGCAATATACTAATCCTGTTTTTCCTTTAAATTCATCTTTTGTAAGATTGGATTTTATTATAACAGAACACTTATTACATAATATTGCTCCATCACCATTGTTAAATTTGATAATTGGTTTCATTAGAATAATGTTAATTGGGGGTTGATAATTTCGTTAATTATTTTTTGAGTATTGTTAATATAGTAACCATAATCAATATTGTAGTCTCCTTCAAAATAATCATTAAAAACAGTAATTTTTTTGTTAACTTCATAGTTTTCAATTTTATTTGTTTCATAATCTTTTTTTAGAAGTACTCCACCATTTGTAGATACATAATATCTTACTGATTTTTGTAGTATATCCTTTTTGTATTCACCATTTTTAAAATAGTGATATTCATTTGTAAATTTTTTGTCAATTTTTTTTGCTATACAAAAATCATATATGTCTTTATGTTCCCTTATAGTTTTCTCAACAGACACTTCATTAATAAAGAATTCATATAAAGCAATTGATATAATAGGTTTGTCAACACCTTTATTAAATGGATCGGTGTTGTTACTAAAAAATTTAGGAATAGTTTTAGTAAATATACCCTTTTCTTTTATCTCTCCATTTTGTTTTATTGCTAAGTAGTTATTAACATCTCTACGTATATATTTAGTATAATATATATATTCTAGTTCATATTGGGTATAATTTTCCCATTTCTTGCATATTTCATAATATAGTGTTTCTTTATCTTTATCAACCATTGTTGTAATACCATCAGTATTTGCTGATATTACTTTGAAGCCATTAAGAACTAATTGTTCTATTAACATCAATATATATAGTTGTCCATTAATAGTAACTTTTAAATTAACCAAGGGATCGTATAACCATAAATATTTATTTAAGGTTTTTCCTATAGTAGCATTAAGTACTATTTTTAAACATTCATCTTCTGTTTTACGACCTTCTCGTTTTGCTTTAATTCGTTTATCTCGCAATTCTCGAAAGCTTTTCATAAACTTACTACCTAAATGTTCTGGTGTGATACTATGATTTATTGCTGTTGCTGGATACATACTAACTATATCTGCATCTATAATAAGAGTAGTATTTGTTTCTTCAAATATTTCTCCACTATCTACGGAGTGTATCCCACCCACTCCTAATTTATAGGTAATACCATCAAACACTACCTTCTTTTTAAAAAAAGGTTGATCTTTATAGTAAGTGTGGCTTCTTACTTCCTCTAATAAATTCATTAGAGTTTCTGTTTGAAAATCTATTTCTGGGAGTATAACCCATTCAAATTTAATAAATTTTCGTTCTGTTCTTAGGTCTTTAAAATATTTCTTATCAAGACCTGTAGCTTCAGAGTATACTTTTTCAAGTATTCTATTAGCTATTCCACTATCTGGTTCTGTATATACATTAATATTATACAGTTCAGATATTTCAGCTCGTAACTTTAAGGCATTTAATAAATGATAATATAATTGTTCTGTTATTAAAACATCATTTAAATTATATTTTCTTATGGTTAAGACATCTTCACATTTGATAATACTTCCAAAAGATATTGGTAAATTTTGTATCTTAGGCCATTTCATACTAATACCTAATAGTTTTAATGACTTCTGGTAACCACCTACTTTCATTAAATCAATTCCATTAAAGGGGAGATTATACATATAATCTCTGAATTGACTATGTATGATAGTATTTGATAACGTATTAATTTGCATGGTTATTTCATTGGTGTCAGTCATTGAGAAATCAAAGTACTTAGTGTGTATATACTTAAGTAATTGATTATCATAACTGAAAGAATTATAACCAACAAACCACTTGTTATGGTCAGTTATAAAATCATATAGGGCTGATAGATCATTTTTTTCTTCAAAAATAATAAACTCTCTTAGTTCTTTAGTATTTACATTCTTGAATATTACTGAGAAGTAATTAATAAAAGTTTCACAATCATAAATCCAAATCATAATATTAAAATAAAAATTGTACTGTTACGCAGGGTTTCTGTGAAAATATTCCCCATTCCTTATTAAAAAAGACTAATACAAACCCTTGTTTATCCTTTTCTAGGAATCATCAGGAAATACTTCTTTAACAGCTGAACTTTGGTACCGCTTTAAGCAGAAGCACGCTGAGGTATTTATCCAGTATCGAGTTTTGTAACAGTACAATTTTGTTATTACTTAACCAATTTACGTCTAGCAAAGTTAAATACTTTGCCAAAACTATCTCGTTTTGTAACAAAATAGGTTTCATATATTGATTCTATTTTAAATTCATTATAGAGTTTCTTCCATAATGGTTCTTCACTTCTTTTTGTTGTACCAAGTTGTTTAGACAATGTCTTAACAATTGATAATAATGGTTTACTATCTTTTGGTTTTGGGGGTCCAGCTTCCATTACTGCTTTTAAATTCTGCATTTTTTTGGAAGGTATTTGCAGAACCTTTATTGTTTTTCTTTTTACAGGAACATCCCTGGTAATAGTAATCCATTCCTCTACATTTTCGATGAATTTCTTACGTTTAATAGGTTTATCATCCTTATCAAGGAAAGGTACTGTTTCAATAACAATTCCATCTTGCTTTATTTCCCAAACAATAGGTATGTATTCATAATGTGGTATTAATTTTTTGACTTTAAAAGTCTCTTGTGCTATAAGAGATGAATCTTTTTCATCAATAGTTTCTGTAACTATTGTTTGAAGTCTATTGTAAGGACTATTAGGATTACCACGTATTTTAGTTCCCCTTCTTTCTTGACGTTTTTTGTCCTTGTGTTTTAGTAATTGTTCTTCATAATTACCTTCGGACATATCTTTACGTTTTTCAAATTTCTGTTTCTGTTGTACTTTGTATTCTTCTTTCGGTACAAAAGTCCAACCATTTTTAATAAATTTACCAGTATAGTATTGAGCAACACGTATGATGTTCCCATTCTTTGGGTCTTTAATACAAACCATTTTTTGTTGGTCGGGTGCATTATTAGTTCTTGGTGTACTAATTGGACGTAAATCTTTTCTTTTTCTTATACGTTTTTTAACGAATTTTGTTTCATTAAAGGGTGGTAAAGAATCTATCCCAAATTCCTTAGAATAGAGGACATCTCCTTTTTTTAGATCTTCTATATTTCCAGTATAAACACCCTCATAGTATTTATAAAGATCATTAGTAGCTTCAGTGTTATTATCTAAATCTAATAAATATCTCCAATCAGATTTAGGTAAACTAAAATTAAATTTTTCATTGAACCATTGTTGATATTCATAATTACCGGGTGTTAAATTATATTGATTAGTATACAAATGTCGTGAGTCACTCCACTTAATATAAACTTCATGTTGATCATTAGGAGATTTTGGTAAAACAACCACTTTTCTTTTATTTTCAAATACAAATTGTAATGGTACCTCCTTAAGTTGTTCTTTTAATTCACTGGTTTTCATTTCTTTTCTAGCTCGTATTTCATTTCTTTGCATGTGTTCTTTTATGATTGTTAAATTCATATGGGGTTCTAATGGACTGTTGACTGTTGCTTTCCTCCATTGCTGATGAGTTATACAATAACCACCATTTTTTAGTGGATTGCGAATTGAAAACTGCACGTATTCGTATGCAAAACCAGGTGTTGTTAGCATTTCCAATGAAGGATTGATAAACCTATTATAGTCTATGATACGTGCCATTCTCAATAAACCATATCTTTCAAGCATGTTATGATCGTATTACAAGATATTGTTCTGTAGGAGCATCTTTTGTCCATCCAATTTTTGAATGTGTTAAAATAGCTTCAAGTTCTTCAACTCTACGTGAAAGTTTTGTTTTTCTTGTATAATAGAAACCTCCGTCCATATGAGTAAAACCCCTTTCAAGTTCTTTAAGTATTGCGCTAGTTTCAATCAATTCTATTATTACTTTTGTTATTGCATTTTCTAAATTGTTCATTTTATTGATTTTAATTGTTGATATTACCAATCAGTTAATATGATTGGGTTATTTAAGGTAAAACCTTTCTTTTTGTCCAATAACTGGAACTGCATCTTAGGCACATCTGGTTCAAAACCATAAGCTCTAGCATACGAATTGTAGCCAATAACAGAGCCATTTACACGTACTTTGTTTAATACAATATATTGATGCCAATGTGCAATCCATGACATATCTGTTTTAACAACAACATTTTCTCTTAATATCCACTTTTTAAGCGGTACTTCAAGTCCACCTATTCCACCTTGATAGTTGAAATGGTCACCATGAGAAAACTTATTCATATAACCAAATAATGGTAAATATATAAATTCAGACTCTGATATAATGAATTTAACATTTTCATATCCTCCTATATTATCGAATATTTGTTTCATGTTATTATACATTAACCATTCATATGAATTTTTATATCCAGTAGAATGTCTTTTTCTTTTTGTAGTTCTACCATGATTACCTGGAACACATGGTATTATTATTTGTTTAAGGTCACCATATTCTGATAAAAATCTAATTCCAGAAATAAGTAATTCCTGTATTACTAAACTAGCTTCTGTTGGAGTTAATTGATTTATTTCTTCAAGTTCTTCATGTATGTAACCTGAAATAAAATCTCCAAGTAAGCCTACTACTAAAACGTCTACATTATAGCCAGCTTTACGAGATTGATTAATCATATAGATTAATCGTCTAAAATAACGAGTAACTCTTTCTGCTGCAATAGTTAAATTATATTCATTTAAATTACTTACAACCGATTTAATCACTGGCTCTTCTATATGAACATCACTTATTATTGATATTGCAATAGCCTCATTTTTATGTTTATAGTTAGGAGTTATTTTGAATTTGTCTAATGAATCAAGATTTTCAATATTGATACCAGTTAGGAAATCCTGTCTTGTTTTTAATTCTTCGTTTGATTTACGAAGTATAGTGTTTTGTCTTTTTAATTCCTTTTGATTATTTTTCATTCATTTCTTAATTTAATTTCATCTTTAAATGCTTGGAGATAATCACCACGAATAGCCATTTCACCATTTCCCACATCACGTATAATTGCTTTAATGTGGTTAGTAGTCATATCTTTAATAAGAATTCTCTCTACTTCAGGTAATGGATTCATATTTTCGTCGTAATGTCTACTCCATAACATAAATTCTCTAAATGGTATGCCTTGATCTTCTAGTATATCATTTTCTTCATCGTTCCAAATTCTTAGTGAATTTGAGATACATCCGATGTTGATTAACATTTGACCAAAACGTAAATCTGGATCTTCTTTCCAATAATAAATTATTTTAGGTCTGAGAGTTCCTTTCATATTTAGAATTTTATTAAATAATTTTACATCAATATTCCAACGTTCTGCTAATGTTTTCCAATTAACTTTACTTAAAAATATTGGTATTCTTTCTTTAGGTCTCATTTTTGGCCTCCTTTTCTAAACTTTCATTTGATTTCCAACTGGAATCTGTTTCATTTATTAAGTTTTCTTTTTTAGCACATTCTAAACATCTAGTATAAATCCAACCTCGTGTATGTCCTACATTTTTCATAGAACCACATATTTCACATACTTGATGTGACAATGATTCTACAAAGTGTATAACAGCATATTGGTTTTCAGATGCACTTTCTACGTAAAAACACAATCCACCAAATTTCTCTTTAACCTGGCTAGCTACAATTTGAGGATATCTGTTAGATTCAATGTAGATAAAATTTAGTTCGCTTCTCCATTTACTAATATTACTTCTTAAATAACTTCTAATATTACCTAATAAGTTAAAGGATTTTTTTTCAAAATCGTATCTTCCAGGAATCTTATCAATTATTTTTGATATAAATGGAATGAAATATCGCAACTTTTTGTTTTCAATAACGTAATCTTTGTTGTTGTGGTCTATATCCCATTGTAAATTACTACATAATTTATCTACAATAGTATACCAACCTTCAGAAATATCAAATCCCCAATACATACAAGTAGTTCTCATATCTCCAAATCTATTTGCAAATATCTTAGGATATTTTGCACATAGTTTTTTATCAAGTTCTTCTGTCATTATTGTTTTTTTAATTTGTAAATAGGTTTTTTTCTTTTAATACCAAAAAACCATGTTGTTTTTCTTTCTATGGTGTATAAGCTTTTTGGTATATTCATTTCATACAACATAGTAGGTATATCCATAAAATACCAATCAGATAAATGACCTGGTTTTGAAATTATTATTTTAAATGGTAATAATTCCATAGCTATTAAAACTTGTGGTAATGTTAGATGCATATTATTACCCCATGTTTTTTTTATGGCCTTAGTGTTTTCTCGTATATTAGATACTATAGATCTTACTGACGTAAAATTATGACCTATACCCCAAATTTGGGTAATTAGTTTCCACCAACTAACATACTTAAAAAATAAATTAATTTCTAATTCTTTTTTACTTTTGTAAAGTTTAAACATTTTGATTAGTTTATAGTTAATAATTAAATAAATAAAACCCAAGTAGTATGGTTAATTTACCTGTATGGCAAAGCCAAGGTATTTTCTCAGAGCCTCCTACTTAGGTTTTTGCTCTTCACGAATATCACGATGAGCAGTAGCGGTGTGGGTGAGGCTCGAACTCACTCTCTCCCGAGCGTTCCGACAAAATGCTTCTGCATTCGTCATTCAATCATCCACACCATGTATTATGTTATTTCACATGTATCATTACTGCAATACATTTCAGGTTTAGAATCTTCACTTATACCATTGAATTTTAGTTCTTTTATTCGTTTTGCTAATTTTTTGTATTCATCCTTTGTTATTTCTTCATATGGCATTTGTGGATATGTAGCCTTTTCAAGTTTAGGTAAGAAACTAATTCCTTTTAATTTGTATTGGAAATAATCTAATACATGTTTTATTTGTTCACGTTCTTTTTTATTAAATGTAATAGTACAAGATACTTGATTATCAGCCCAATGTTCTTGTAAAAATGAAGCTAGAGATATTTGTTCCCACATACTAACCTCATTATTAGTACGTACTCCTTCTATGGCTACTGGTATTTCAACTACTGATGTATTTTCTATATCATTTACATCTGGTTCAATTATATAACCAGCTTCTTCCAAATAAGGAAGTAGATCTGAATTAGATGATACTCTTATTCTTCTAATATAGTAATTACTTTCAGGATAATGCATACCTGGTGTTACACCTGGTAATAACGATATTGTACCAGAAGGTTTGATACTTGTTGTTTTAATACTTTTGGGTACTGCAAACCATTCACTATATATATTATCATAGTATTGTATAATTTGGTAGCCTTCTTCAAGCCATTGTCTAAATGTTTCTATTCCTTTAGTATCAATAAATTGTGCTATACCACTTATTGATGTACCTATACGTCTGTTTCTTAACTGTACTCTATTAGTTTCAACCCAATCAGTTGTACCTAATGTAACAGTCTTAGCATACATATATGCAAACTTCAATGTTCTTAAGAAATCTTCTTTATCTATATGTCTTGTGGGAAAACATTCTACTAGACAACACATTTCATATGATTCAAGACTTTGTTCAAGACAAGGATTACCTCCTGTTACTCTAAAATCTTTATTATTTATACTATCTTTAAGACGTCCATAAGCTTTCATATTAGATAACCAAGCATATCCTGGTTCTCCATTCATTGCTGTTTGTTCAGCAATTTTAGTATAGTCTTGTCCTATTTCAGCAAACACACTATTATTTGAAGTCCATCCATGAGGTGCCCTTCTTGTGTTAGAACCATTAAATTTGTATTCTATTGGATCCCAATGATAGTCTTTTAATTTAAGAAATTCATCACTATTAGGATTACCAAATACAATTTGTGCAGATCGTCTTACATTACCTGCAACTACACAAACTCCTATTAAATTCATTATGTCAACTATATCTGTTTCAGTGATGAGTTGACCAATATGTTTAGAGAGTATTTCTTCAATTTTAATATGTAGTTTCATCAGTGGTTCAGGACCTGCAGATTTGCCCCCAAAGGTCTTAATTAAGGTCCCGGCAGGTCTAATTAATGAGTAGTCAAACTTAGGGACTGAAAAACCCTTCAGAAAGGCATTTAGAGCGTGTTTAAGCGACTCTGTCCATCCTTCCCTAGTGTCTGGTATCTGGAAGAAAAAATTATCCTCTAAGGGTTTTAAAATAGTTAATTTATTAGCTCCTTTAGTATCGAATCCAATTCCTACTCCTAACATGGACATATCCATCATGAATTCAAATGGTTTACTAAAGTCTTTGTCTAGTGTTTCAGTAGATACAAAAGCACAATTATTGAGTGCCGCAAATAAACCACGCTCATTTATTACTGATGTACCCATAGCCCATAAACCCCTACCTGGTGGTAGAAATTTCATATTAAACATACGGTCATACATTTCTTCAGCAGAGATGTGTGCTTGTTCTTCATCCCAACCTAGACCGTTTTTTGTAATGTGATTTTTTTGTACTGAATATGTTCCTTCAACAACTCTTCTAATAGTTTCAAACCATCTTTCATTAGTACCATCTTCTTTAATTCTAGAATAAGTTCTTAAGTACACAATGTTACCTAAACCATTAAAACCAAAATCAGGTTTAATAGTACTATATTTTTCAATAAATTTATCTTTTAATGTAAACTCCATGTATATATATATAAAAGGGAGTCTCATAAGACTTCTCGTACGCTATGCGACCGACTATTCAAATAAGACTCCCGATTAATTAATTATAGTAGATTCAGATCTTCATCTAAATATACTGTTACTTTCTTTTTGGAGTTAAAAGATGATAGTTTGTTTTCAAATTGTTTAATTTCTCCACTGAGTTGATTAAATGCAGATTTTGCATCTTCTTTCTTTATTTGAGCTAGTTCAAGATCTTTAGTCTTACGACCAAATGTTTTAAGTAACTTGTCATAAAAGAATTTCTTTGTTTTCAGGTTTGATAAAAAATAAATGTTGTGATTATTGGTTTTACCCTCAAACTTACTTTTATTAGCTTCCTGAATTATTTCTTTGAAGATGATCAATTGAGTTTCAAGTTTACCAACACGATCTAATAAAACATCGGTTTGTTTTTCTGTAAAATTGTATTTAACAATATCATCATATGATGATGTAATTGATCTTTCAACATCTGCTTTTAATTTTAATACTGTCTCTAACAGTAATTTTTTCTTCATATTCAAAATTGATTTTTAGAAATTGTTTTAATATTTGTACCAAGCAAATTTCTTATTTCAATAATCAATTAAAGATGTTTCTTAACTTTATTCCAATATAATATTGTCATAGGTCCAGAACCATTCCAGTTCTTTGCTATTTTTTCAAAATTATATGGACCTATTAAATCAGCATAATACAGAAATATTTTTTCTGCTATATGATAATTAAACATGTCGTTAAGTTTGTAATTATTATTTGTTCTTTTATTGTAATCTTTTAACCTAATTGGGCGTATCTGAAAATATCCAGTAGCCTTTTCAATTGAGTTATATGCCAATGTATCATGACTAGATTCTATTGTACCCGTTGCATGTATTAATTTAACATAGGGTTTAATTGGTTCAGGTTGCTCTATACGAAAGAATTTTTCTGCAGGAGCATATGATAAAAGGCTATAAAAAACAAACAAGAACATTAATAATGCTCTTTTCATAAATTAAGATTTGGTTAAACATTGTGAAGAATTTCACTTCACTGCATGAGAACGTTATACGTATGTAACCTAAAAAAGTTACACCAAACCTTGATTATTTTTGATTATTGGTTAGAAGTCTAGCCAGGATTCGAACCTGAGTGTTCCCATTTAAAAGGTGAAGCTTTAACCACTAAGCTACTAGACTAACCAATTCTGTACGTTGAATCGTTGTGTTATTATGCATATTGTAGACCTGGTATGTTTATAATGAAACGTGAAGCTTCATATAACATTTTTGGTCTTCTTAATTGAATTTTTGATATTTTTTCAATTAGTCCGTCAACAGAACCTCTTTTACTCCTTCTTAGAAGTTTTACAACTCCTGGTATAAAATAAGAACTTATTGGGGAGAACACAGGAAGATATCTGTTAGTTTGATCTTCCAAAATTGCAGATTCCACATTAGTAAATAATGTAGGTACTTCCCGATAAAGTACATTGTATTTGTTCCAGATATAGTCTACTATATCTACAGTTTTCTTATAAGCTTTTAATTGCAGTATTACATACAAATCATTATTGAACATGCGTGCATAAGTATCTCCATACCCTTTATGTTTACAGTTTTCTGCAAGCCTATTAGGAAGAACGTCTATAAATAGATCTGTCACATTTAAAATAGTCTTCTTGAAAGACCACCATTTTGTTTTTAGTATGACCAATCCATGTTTAGTTACGTGTACGTAATTGTATTCAGATAATAGGTCTTTTACCATTTGTTTTACCCTTCTTTTAAGAAGAGGGGTCACTTTAATAATATTCATCCAGGCGGTGAATTAATAATTGTTTGTATAATATTGTAATTTGGACTAGTTAGTATCATCCCCATTGATTTATAAGCTAACCAAAAGAGAGTTAGTACCATCACTGCAGTAATGGTTTTAATATACCATTCTTTTGTACTAATCGCTTTTGCGTGATGAGTCATACTTGATAATCCAAACATTACAAAAAGAATATACATTGTAAAAAGAGTGTAAAATATCATATCATATACTCTTTTCTTATGTATAATTTTATTAATTTCTAAACTGGATAATCCAGTTTGTTGTGTTATGCGATCCATAATGGATACGCACCTCCTTTCTTGCAGCGACAAATTGCTTTTAATAGCATCTGATACACTTTCTATAGCGTTTGCAAATTTAAGGTTAGTTTCTGCATTTTCTTTAATAACAGAAGATATGATGTCAGTAGTTCTATTGTCGTTAACAATAATCTGTGCTGGATCAAACATAACTGTTACTGTACTGCTATCTTTACCATAAACTTCTTTTTGAGTAAAGTCTGGAGTAAACGACATTAATGTCGATACTAATAGCGGGGCAATTAATATAACAAATAATCTTGTCATTCTATTTAGTATTAAGCCTATGTTTGTTAGGCATTTTGCTTCTACGAATAGCCAAAGACCATTGCTTCCTAGATTTTATAGTACCTTGGGTACCAAATCTCTTTTCAGCTTGGGCTTTAGTCATGATTAAAAACGGTCGTTATCAATCTTATCTTTGAGAAAGATTGTTATTTTAGCTTGTTCTTCTTCTTTTTTCATTGAACGTTCAAGTTCAACTTCAACAATAACACGACAAACTGCTCTTGCTTCTTCTTGTCTGGTGAAATAGCATTCTTCAAGTTTACTAACCCTACCTTGTTCTTTAGGAATATCAATAGTACCATTGACAGTTATAAAACCTGGTTTTGCTCTACCACTTAAAGTATCAACAAGAATAGGAAGAATAGCCGGGTATAGTGATGAATCAGGATTAGTTTTACTTTCTTTGTCATTAACTGAATTAAGGACAATACCAAATATCTGATCTTCAATAGATAAGTCTTTTGGGTTAACTACTGGGATTTCCAGTGCTATTTCTTGTACTTTAGATGCATTACTTGCAGCTGCCCTGATTGTTTTGAGGTCTATTTTTGATACCTCGTCACTACTTACTAAAAATTGTTCTTTTTGTTTCATTTTGATTTGTTTTGATTACTTATTAATATAAAATTCTCTTTATGCTGACGCAAGAATTTGATTAGAGAATGATCTTCTACTTGAGATTTCATTAAAGGAATTTTCTTCATGATATCCTCGAAGTCGTATTCCAATTCAAGCCATATGTTTGTTAAGGGATGATCTTTCTTACCCCATAAACAAAACGGCAATCGTTCTTTTTTTTTAGTCCAATTTTTCTTATACGGTCTTAAATAAACAACAGTTTCTTTCTTTTTAAGATTAATCCCAATGCCGCCAAATTTCTTTTTGTGTAATACAAGGGGAATATGTATTTTAAACAAATTAAATAATAACCATATAAAAATAGGATAAGATACTCTTTCGTAGACCAATTTTTCCCCACCTACTCTTGCATCACTAAGTATGTGTTTGCCTTTTATTTTAGGCACATCCTTTTTGATAAGGGTATACACACTTTTTATTTGTGTCATGATACATAGTTTTGGTGAGTAATATAGTATTGAAGCATAGGTCTGATCCTTGAGTGCATAGTTCTTAATTGAACCGTAAACCATTTGGATTGAAAAAATCTGATAAACTCTTAATGCTTTGGTTTATATAGAATAACTCTTGCAACTATTAAGTACACATAAGATCATCTAAGCCAGGAAGATCAGACCTTGATAGCTTCGTTTTTTTGCGGTTGAATTAGTCCAACCTGCTGAAATAACTTTTATTATATTGTGTTGCAACTTTTATCCAGTTGCTTTTGAGGAGATTCCCTCATTCAGTTTTATTACTTGAATAAACTTAAAATACTTTCTATACTTCTCATAATTGTGCTATTTCCAGGTTTCACACTGGAGTTTACTCCACTTCTCTCATATATGATATGTTTGACATTTCAGATAACTTAGAGAGGGCGGGCATCGAAGGCTAATGAGACCTAGTACATCTTTTCAACCTTTCACATCTTTTTATGATAATTATATTCCGTACATAGTATTATAACTCTATACTATTCGAGTTTGTCTATACCTACACCAACACCATTTGCATGGTTAGCCCATCAAATGGACTTTATATGATGCATTATAAAATCTGTCATGTTAGTTCTTTGAAGACATCACGGTCTTTAACTATTGCGGGTTTGATTCATTGTTATTCAATCTCTGTCATATTGAGTGGATCCAACATTCGCTCAATTAAGATTTGAAGTTGGTTCAATAAGGACACATTTATAATAATGTTAGTAAAGAGCACGTATTATCCCTAATCTACATTTAGATGGTGAGATTCGAACTCACGAAGCCAAATGGCATCCCAATTACGATGGGTCTTCTTTGACCTTCTCAGTACATACATGCCAATGCTATGTCTGATTCTCTTAGAAGCTACGATCTAATTTTTGCATTATTATAAATTTGGCAAAAATAACAATAATGAATTATTTCTGTATTTCATGGTTATTCCTGAGGTAAGTTTGTGGCTTACTTACGCCCCAACAAGATGTTTGTTGTTTTACGTCAATTAACGTGGCCAGGGGTTAGGATCCCACTTTAACCGATACTTTCCGTAGGTATCAACAGCTTGATTATTTTACTGTACGCTAATCATACGCCACCCCACTTTCATTCTGCTTGTGTTAGCTCAGTTGCCTGTGCATAGGGGTTCTAGAATTTTCGTTTCCTCACTACTGCATGCCCCATAGACATACACCTCCACATACGATGTCATCCTCTTTCGACGAATCTTGACCTCCCACATAGTATTGTAGCACAATTCTAGCATTTCTTCGATGGCCTTAATAGACTAATTATTTATTATCCAGGGAATCCCACCCTTTACGCCATTCATTTTGTTATTGTAAAACGACCATTACCTAGTCCTGCGACTTAATGGGTTTTTAGAACACCAATCGGTACGGTGTAACAGGTTTGCATACCAGACATGTCCTCTGTTAACATTTTGGAATATGTTGGATCTTTGCATCTGACCTCAGTCTACTGTCTATTGACATTCTAACCTAAAGCGAGTACACTCACACCCTGTGAGGTAATAAACTTTATTAAAACCTTTATAGTTAAGAGAGAATGAATAACTTTGCGATATAGTCACGGTATCGCGTTTGTCACCATAGCTGAATTTGCCTACCAGTTCTCAAAAACAACCATTCCGTGTTTAAGATTAAGGTCAATTTAGATAACCCAAAAGGTTTAGCCTAAAGGCTTAATTGCAATTCCCAGCAATGTACAAAACGTCAACTATAAAAATAGCGACAAATCTTATTATCATGTGTTTTCAATAATGGATCATCTAAAATAATTAATCCATCAATATGTTCTCCAATTTCGGTATTTATTTTATTCAAATAAACTTTCATAAGTTCTTCAAAACGTAAATACCCCAACTTTTTGGTTTCTGCGAAATTTACATCTGGATACACAAGTAATGCTAACTTATTGTGTCTCTTAACAAAGAGAACTTCCTCTATATACGGGATTGATTTGATTATCCTTTCTAGTTTATCTAGCTGTATAGGAAGCTTGTATTCGTTTTGTATTCTGGCAAGTTTTCTGCCATATACAAATAGAACATTTGAATTGGAATCATCGAAACCAATATCGCCTGTTACATAATTATCCCTAAAACGAACTTCACGTGTGTATGATTCATCACCAACATAATTGTTGAATAATGTATCACCAGAAATTTCTAACTCATCTTCTGTTGTGATAAATGATAACCCAGGCAAGCCAACAGCACCAGGTGATCTTTTTTTAGCAGTAGAGTAGTTATTTATTGCCACCAATTGATTGGTTTCTTGAGAACCGTATGTGGTGTAAATAGGCAATTTGCCTACCAAAGTCAAAAGCAGTTCATCATTTACAACACTGTTGTATATAATTAAAGCTTCTAATTTTTTACCATAATAACTCTTCATTTTTAGCGTCGCTATTTTCTTAAAGAGCCATTTCATCCATGAAATAGAAAACAAAAATGACAAGACTCGTTTACTATATAAGTAATTAACGTTCTTTCTCCAAATATCTTCAATAGAAGTGGTGTCTTCTATGACGATTTCTGCATCTTTATGGTTAGTTATAAATCTACAACCTGTAACAAAAGGTAATAATACTGTTAAGTAATGTGAATCAGCAAATTCTACTCGAGAAAATACTTTATCAATTGTTCTACCAAACGGTACTACACTCATTGCTCTATTTAGTAAATCTGTAACTGATTCTGTAGATGATTCAACCCATTTGGGTTCACCATTTTCAGTACCAGAAGTTGCAGTAATAATTGAACTTTCAATATCAATATCTTCAATTACTGCTTGTAATGATCTTAAATCAACATTTAAAGTTTCTTCTGAACTAACTATTATTTCAGCTAGTGTTTTAAAATAGGTTTGGTCATTTTTTTCATAGACTACTGATAACAATTCTATGTTTATCAGTGTCCTAAGAAATATGTTACTACCTAATTCTTTAGATATTAATTCTTCATCTATGAAGACATGATTAGTGTTGGTTAAGAGTTGAATGTGAACTGCTTCAAATTTATTTATGTTTGGATGTATAATTAATAATCGTACACCTTTAAGTAAACAAGCCAAGTATATGGCAATCCAATTTTGTGAATTACTACCATATAATGCTACAGTTGATTTTTCATCTAACTCAAATACATCAAGCACATTATATATTGTAAGAATTCGTTTAAAGAAATCTTTCATTAAGATGTGCTCAAATACAGGCAAATACCAACCTTCACTTATAGCCTGCAGAATCCTGTTTCTCATAATCTTGAGATATCCCTTTTTAATAAAATACCATCTAATGAATTTTGATAAACTTCAAATGTGGTATATGTTTCATCAAGAATGATGTGATATATGAGTGGAATCCTATCTGGTAATTCAGTACTGTAATTCTTAAATGTTATGACAAGTATTGGATCTTCAAGATCCCTTGTAAACGCATCTAATATTTCAATATTGAATGTACTATAAGGTTGGTTTAATATAAATGTTTGTATAGCATTCATATTTTTACGTATAGCTTGTTGTTTACCAAAAACAACATCAGAGCTATCTTTTTCTAATGTCAACATGACATCAAAAAACAAGTGTGCAACTAAAGACATTGCTATCTTAGCTACTCTTGGAGTTTCAATTGTACCTTTCATGATTGTTTATTTTGATTAATAGATTCTAGGTACTCTTTACGAGGTATTAAATTACATATATGAACCATATAACAAGAAGCGTTATTGTATTTATGAACACTTTCTTCATCTTTACATAAAGCAAGTCGGTTTTTCATAATACGATGACATATATTACCAGTGTTTTTAACAGCCTTATCTGGTAATTCTCCTTTAGTAATACTATTTAATACTTTTGTAAATTCTTTCCGTTTAATGTCCCATACAATGGAACCTTTGCGTATTTTACTCATCTTTTTTTGATTTTTGTTGAACTTTCTTAAGTTCTACATTCGCATCTAATCTTTCAAGAAAATGATTTACATGTTTCCACAGCTTAACTTCTCCCCTTAATATAGTGCTGTTATCAAATGAATCAATGTGATCTTTTAAGAATAACACATGAGTAGCGCCTAATGAGTTTGGAGTTCTAAGTAATACATATCCTGAACGAATTTCATCAAGTGTAAACCAATATGTTAAATCCAAAATAATACCGTGTTGAGCAAGAATAGATCTAAGCAATTTTGCTATATCCATTTTATACTCCATAATTGAATTATCAAATTCTGTTATAAGATCCATCAATTTATCCTCTGATGGAAATCTTTTGGAACACTTTAACATTTCAGTTTTAAACGCTTTTCCTAAGATTAGCGCTTTTTTCATTTGAGCAATTTGTTTAGAACGTGATACACAAACCTCCATTACTGATACTTCTGTTGGTTCTATTATCATTTTTTTTGATTTAAATTATAAAAACCCCCTGTTCCTTAAATCGAAGACTTAAGTTATATACACTTTCACCACAGTAATTAGTGGATAAGCTAAAAACTTAGTGTCAATGAATAATACGACAGGGGGTTAGATTCAGTTACTAGACTTCTCCAGTCTCAGCTTTATCTAACTTAATTTTGGCATTGTTAATATACTTATGAATCTCAGCGTCAGGCATATTGCCTACTTGACGTGCATGAGATCCAGTTGCATTCTTAAGAGTGTCAATTATAAGTTGTCTTGTTTCAGGACTGTCTTGTCTATTAGTAAGTACTGCTATTACAGCATTCTTAGTAGATTTCTTGTTTTTTGATTTTTTAAGATCTTGTATGTCCACGGAACCACTGTCTGCTGATAGAACATCTCCAACATTCTCTGTTGATTCTGGTCCATTTTGGGTTTCCTGCATAACATCTCCAGCTTGGTCGATGGTAGCAGTATTGTCTTCCCCCAATTTATCAGTTTTATTTAAGACATTGGTATTAAACCACATAGTGATTTGTTCTGATGACCAGTCTTTAGAATCTTCGATGGATGGCATTACTTCAAGACACATTGATAGTGCATAATCGAATTTATCTGCTTCCATGTATTCAAGAGCCATGTTATGTACCTCATTTAAAGTTTTGAAATCCTTTATTAATTTCCATAAACCAGGATCAACTGTTTCAATATGTATTTTTTCAAATACATGATGTTCAGTTTCTTCTGTTTTAGGAGCTTCAACAAACCCTTGCACAGGCTTATCTATAAACTTTAATTCAGGAATGTCTTTATTTTTTTGTTTTCTAGCTTCGATGCGATTTTTGCGTTCGGCAAACATAGTTGGATTGCTTATTTCAATTATCTCATCAATTGCTTCAATAGCAAGTTTTGGAGTACATATTTCTTCTTCTATGAGAATGTCGTTTTTAACGTACATATCGTGAAGTAGTCTTGTGAGTTGAATAAAGGTGGCATTATTGCCCTTTGATAATTCTGCTATGTATGCATCAATTTCTTCTGCTTCTAAATCAGTTCTTGTTGTAATATCTACAACCTCAACTGTTCCTTTTTCAGATTTTGGTAGTAATTCACCAAAGATATTCTTTGCAAAATTAGCAATAGCATCAGGAGATTTAAATTCTTTGCCGTCCTTTTGTTCTTTCATCTTACGATTGAGTAAGTTTTTGTTTAACCACTCAATAAATTTTTCGTAAGTAGTTCCAATAGTAAGTAATTTTTTACCTTGTTCGGTGAGTTCTTTAAAGGAATCCACTTTACTATCAGTGTTAACACTAGTATTCAATTTTTCTTGGATTGTATAAACTTCAGAAATCCACTTTTCAAAATCTTTTTGAGAAGTAAGCATGATTGTAGTTTTATTTCCTTTGTTATCGGATTTGATCAGGTTTTTCCATTTACCATCTTTAGATAAAACTAAATCTTTTTGTTCTTCAATAAATTTCTGTTGTGTTATACCTTCTTTACAAGCTCTTTCTACAAGAGTTAACATACTGTCTAATGAAAATGTAGGTAAATCTTTACGTTCATCAACTGCTTTTTCAATGTCAACAGCCTTAACTTTCCCTAATTTTGCATTTATCTCATTAAAGATAGTTTCAATCCAAGGAAATAACGTAGTTTCATTACCAAATTTCAATGCCGGTGATTTTTCAGTTGTTATAATCTCTTTATTTAAGAGAGCTAAAATTTCAGGATGAATTTTAACATCATCCAGTATACCTGCATTCCCTATTATTGTAGAGATAAGTAATTTGATTTCTTCTATAGCAATTTTGTTTTTACCAATAGATAATGGTTCAGCTACAACTGCTCTAGTTGCATATTTACTATACATACGATTGACCAAGTCCTTAGTATGTAGTTTTGTGTACATTAGAGTTGAAGAATCTTTACCAATGATCTCCTTATAAAGAATCCCTTCTTCAAGATCTTTGAGGATGTCTATTTCTGTTTTACCAGCAATGACTTCTTCTTCAATTCTTTTTTCAATTGCTTCGTATGAAATACCAGACTTTGGTAGTTTTAAAGGATCTATGTCCTTATTAACTTTCAAATACTTGAAATTAGATACTCCTTTGTCTTTTCTAATAGCATCTCTCCAAGTTATTATTGATTCTTTTGTATAACCACGATGTTTAAAGAATGCTGTACAGAAATCATCAATACTTGCTAAATTATCAATTAATTCTTTTGTCTTTGTATCATCATTCGATGTAACAAGAGTGTGTATTTTGGAACCAATAGTCCATAACATTTCATCTTCAATATTTAATGTATTACCTATAGTTAACCATGTAGCTAATACATTCCTTAATGCTTTATAATCTGCATTAGTACCAGGAATAGATTTTGGAGATATAATCTTAAGTGATTTAAGATTAGCGACTTCATCCAAAGTTAAACCTTTTGCAGCAACATCTTCATTACCCTTAACAGGTTCAATTATTACTGTAGTTTCTTTTGAGACATCACGTTTTTCTTCAAGAAGATTGTTGTTGATATCTTTTATCCAACTTGCTATTTTAGCCTCTTCCCATTTAATAGGTGCTTGTTTATCTTTTTTAGGGATATAATTACCCACCGATAAGTACTGAGTTGCTAGTAACATAGCTGAATCGAAGCTGTTTTTTCTCAATAACTGTTTAACAGCTATTGATAGATCAGACAATTTTGGTGTTTCTACTATTTCATCTCCACTGAAAATAGATACAACTTTTGCATCTTTTTTATCATCTTTGATTACTTCTTTTATAGAAGTATCCGGAGTAAAACCAACTGTATCAATATAAGCAGAAGCTTGAACTTCAAGAATATCTTGAGTGAGATCCATCATGCGTAGCATGGTTGCCTCAGCTCTAGCTATTTCAAGATTACATAATTCTGCTAATTCTTTAGTTGCACCAACAGATTTTCTTTTCCAATAATCAGCATAAAGTATAAGCTTTTCTGGTGTATTGATAAGAGAATTGTTAATGGTTTCAACACTTAGTGTTTTTTTGATAGCATTGATAACTTCTTCGTTTTGAAATTTCCTTACGGTATTTTCACTCATTTGATTAAAATATTGATTAATAATTAAAAGATCAACAACACAACGATTCTTTGTACAGTTATCTTATTATGGTATGTTCTTTTAATATCTCCATTAAAATGTCAAGTTCCATTATACTTTCTTCGAAGAGTTCGTCTTCATTAGATTCAGCATAAAGTTCACTGGCATTTTCCAATATTTCTTTACGCATTAAGTATATTGCATGTAAGCGTGTGAATTTCTTGGTTTTTTCAGGTTCAACAGAAACTATATCACATAAATGACGCAATGCATTTATAATATCAGGATTAACTAATTCTTTTTTTTTGATGTAGATTTTGTTAATTATTTCTGTTATATTTTCTTTTGTTACTAATAATTGGTGTATAGGTGCTATTTTGTCCATTTTTTGATTTTTAGAATTAAGCATTGCACATATAGTTGTTGTATTATCTACAACATTTAAAAAATCTGTTATATCCATTTTGATTTAGTTTAAATATTTTTTTCATTTTAATTCTTTTTTTTTATTTCCAAATTAAATTTATCTAGGATTCTTAAAAAGCCTAAACCACCACGTTGTTTGTGTATGGTTTTAACATATGTATAATGTTCTTTTGTTGTTTGTGTTAATTGTGCATACATTCTGTTAGTTACACGATAATCCACTATTTGTTTATCCTTATAGATATATCTGTAATTATTGGGGGACAATAATATAAATCTACCACCTAAATGTTTATGATATATTACATATTGCCTTAATAATAGTACATTGTATCTTTTTCTATAACCCCTATATAAGTACACATCTACAAGTTCTGGTTTTTTTGATATCCAGTTTGGTATTATCATTCTAATTTCACCTAAACCATCAGGGGTAATAACAGTAGTTCCTATATGTATATTGATAGGACTTACTGATATTATTCTACCTCGATGTTGTATTGTATTAGATCTTCTTTTTGGTTCCATTATAGATACCAAAAATTGAGTTAGTGTCTGTTTCATTTCTTTTTTGGGGTTTTTAAAGCAGAATATATAGTGTTTTGTTCATTAGTGTTTTCAATAAATACATACTTGTGATGTTTTGAACAATAAAAACAAATACCTTTTCTGTTTTTAATAGCGGTATCGACCGCTCCTATTTGTACCATTACTCTGATATTTGCTGCCATGATCTTAATCTTTTAAGTTGTTTGATTGTATAACCTAAACGTTCTAAAGTGTTACTAATGAAGTCACCTTCAATGATGGTAATAGTACCATCTTTCCAAAGCAATTTGAATTTGTTATTCATTTTTAATTGCCCTCCTTGCAGTAGCATATTCGTACACCTTTTTACACCATCTACTTTTATGAGCTCTTCTTTTAGCTAAACCTTCTTCCGTTTCTATAAAAATTTTACGAGGTTTTGGTTTAGCAATTGGAACAACACGAAGTCTTTTTTCTTCTTTTTCTGCAGCTTTCAATTTATCCTTTTGAGCTTTTAAACTCTGTTTTTTACTATTTTTCATGTTGTTCATTTTAATAGTTTCCATAAGTTTATACCACTAAATATAATAAGTGCTACAATTGCAAATATACCTATTATATACATAATAATGTATATAACATTTGGGTAAAGTTCAACAAATTTAGTAATTAATGCTAAAACAATAATTAATAATGTTAATATCAGTACCCCCTTGAGCCAATTCCAATACCATTTCATGATGATATGGGTGAATGGTTTAATATCTTTTTGGGGTTTAACCCTAATTCACGTAACGCAGCATTGTGCATTTTACGTTTATTGGCTACTATTATCTTTTCTTTATCCGTTTTCTTAAAGACAGTTTTATCAATATGTACAAGAGCTATAGACCCCTCACGTATCATTAAGCCAATTAAATTTGATTTTTTTCTGGTATCACTAACTGAAGGTTTTAGTAAATCAAGAGCGTGTAATGCCATGCCAGATTGTTGTACTTTTTTTCTTAAATTTGCCATTTTGATTGCAATGATAATTAAAACTAATTTGTAGTCATCATATCCCTATGAACTACCCATTTCAGGTACGTGTTATGCAGCAAGAGCTGCAAATACTGCAATAATTGCGATAATCACAAATAATGCTATTAAGCAGCCATTTTTTGTACTGTTGTCAGTAGTGAATTGCCAGTTTGTCATAATTTTGTGTCTCTGTATATAGAATGCCATAATATATAACCTAGTATACATAAAAACACTATTATTATTATATCTATTATCATATTATTTAAAAGTTATAGTTCCATACATCTCAAAGAAATTTCCGTCTCCTCTTTAAAATGACCACAATTAACACTTGTACAATTTACTGATCTTTTCCAAGGAGCAGAACAACCATTTACATTACCTTCTGTGTTTTCATAGTGTTTACAATTTTTCCTATTTCTACGTTTGAGTTTAATTGTTTCAGATTTAACTATTTCAATTAATTCTTCAGTTGATTTAGGAATAGGCTGACCATTTTGTAATGGACAATCAATAGGAAATTTAAAAAGATTATTACATTCAATTGAGTTTTTTAAACATAATTTAACTCTTCTGAATCCTGTTGATGTGCTATAATTTGGATGATGACCACATTCATACGGAGTTGATATTAGTTTCATAATTATATAAGTTTTAATGCTTCAAGTAATCCTTGTTCAAGAGCTTCTTCATAAGTATCTTTATCAGGACTCCACCATGTATTAATAGAATCTTTTGTTATAGTTTCTAAAAAACATTTCCATTTTTCATATATCATTTTTTTAGTTACTAAATTAAGATTATGTTTTTCTCTCAACCATTTTTGAAGTAATGATTGAGTAGGAGCAAAATAATCAATAAGAGGATAAATATTGCTTTGACTTTTATAACCATCGTTGCAATAACCATTTTTAGTTATTTCTCTAAATCCCTTTTCTTTAGCTAAAACAGCTGTTTTAAATAAGATTAATTGATCTGTCATAGTTAAAGTGTTTTAGTGCCAATAAAATTTAGGTTTTTAAAGTATCTTAAACTATCACTTATACAGTTTGTATGTACTTGAATAGCTTGCATATTATTACCTTTTTCAGTTTCTGCTATGCCTATAAGCATTATTTCTCTATCAGCATTTGTATTGCATAAAGGACATTTTTCCCCTTCTGCAAAATTAGGATGTGCAAATGTTCTCATAATTTTTCAATTTTAAATTCTGAAAAAGAACCTTCAAAATAATTATAATCAATAATACGCTTTATAGTTTTACATATTATTGTTTCCTTGATAGTAATAGATGGAGCATTAGAATATTTAGCATTTTTAAGTACTAACATATTACCTGTTGTTAATTCAGTCCAAGAATCAAGTTCTCCTTCGACACTTTCTCCAATTTCAAATGAAGTAGGTGCTTTAGGATAGAATTTTTTTGTTTTTGTTATTCTTACTTTCATAATAATTCAATTTTATAAACTGAATTAAGAGTTTTAAATGTACGAGAATTAATAATTTCAGTAACCATGGATGTCATAAACCAATATCCTGCATGTATTGATAAATCATTTTTTTCAATTATTGATTCTAAATTATATTGTGTACCTATTTTAGGTATTAATAGATTTTTTCTAACATAACCAACATGTGTTTCACCTACTGGTTTGTTATTAGGGTATTCAGCATCTTCTAATTCTTTTATTTTAGTTATCCTAATTTTAATTGAATCAGGGACAAATACTTTTGCTAAAGTATCATTTGTTATATTCATAATAATAGTATTATAAGTATTGTAATGCCAATTTGAATAGCTGGTTCAAGACAGCCTTGTGATAATCTAATATCATTTGTATCGTGATGTTTACAATTTTCACAAGCTTTTGTTTGAGTCATACTTGATGTATTAATATAGATACATTCAAGATTTGATTGGTATGGACATTTCATTTGATTATTATTTACGTGTGTAGTGAATGAAAATAGCGAAGCTAAAAAAAAGAACATGTTGTTAGTATAATAAAGTCCTTGCAGTTCTTATGGGATACAAGGACTTTACCTTCATTCTAGCAAAATGAATTTTTTTTAATTAATTGCTGGTTCTTCGTCTTTTTCAGATTCAGCTGTTTCTATGTTGTCAGTATCTGGTTCGTCTGATGATAATTCAGCTTCTTTTACTTCGACTCTTTTGTTGCCAAAGCTGTCTTCAATGATTAGGGTTTTCTTGTCTTTAACCCAGGGTCTTACTCTTTTGTCAACGATTTTTGCAGCGGCTTCTTCAAGTAGATCAAGGTCATCGTCATCTGCAAAGAATTTGATTGAACCTGATACAACTTCTTTATGGCCGTATCTACCTGTGAGTGGGTCAAGTGTAGTTGGTGCTAAAGCATGTGGTTTTCCGTCGGCTCCCATATTATGTGGGGTATATTCAGGTACATTCATGGCAATAATTTTACCAAATAGTTTTCTTTTGAGGAGTATTTGAGGACGTTTCCAAACTTTGCCTGTTTTGGGGTCTGTTATTTGTACGATACCATTTTCAATGTAACCCTTGTCTTTACCTTCGTCAATTGCCCTTTTAAGGAAATTGAATAGGTCTGGTTGTGCTGTTTGGAAGACTACACCTATTTGTGCTTTTTTTGGTCCTGAGAATGTTTCTTCTCCTGATTGTTCATCAATTTTGATTGAACCTACTGGTTTGAAACTAGTATGGATGTAATCTGAGGGTTTTACACCTGCTGCAATTGCTTCTGCACTGGGTTTAGAAGTTTGTACAAAGTTAGTTGTTTGTACTTTTGTTTCAGGGTTTGTTGTTCTAATACCTACGACGTAAATGTCATGTAGAATACTAGGCTGTCTGAAGTTAAACAGTGTAGGATTCATTGTTTGTAGAATTGATTTAGTTGTACTCATTTCTTTCTTTTTTTGTGTGTATTATTAAATTAGTCAATTTTAAATATCTGTGCAAAGATAATTAGTGGAGTAGGTCGGTTACGGATCGCCATATTTATCCAGTGATCTATCAGATCAGTAAAGATAATGCATTTACAAAATTATGCTACACTCCTAGCCAAATATTCACTTCTTTTCATATAATATGGATTTAGGTGAATTTTATGGCACGGGGGGAGAGACTCGAACTCCCGACTTTTGGTTTTGGAAACCAATGCTCTAGCCAACTGAGCTACACCCGTATTTTAAAAGACTCTTGATACGTTATGAATGTTACATGCATCAAAATTATGAAATTCCCAAATTAGTGATTATACAAAGAACGCGTATCAAGAGTCTTTATTGGAAAGAAACTCTCTTCTCATCTTTTTCACATCCATTGAAGGAAATGAATGGTTCAATTAGCAATAGCCAGTGGACCAAAGCTGGGTAAGAGAGTTTCAGTGGGGTACAATGCCAAGTGGCCTTTCCTATTTCGCAAGTCCGGATATAGGCTTAGGCATAGGCATTGTATGGGGTAACCCTAACATTGACAGTGTTGGTACGTATACTCGTGGCATATGTAGTCTAACTGTGTGATAGGGTTATTGGTAAGGATAGTGGATTCGAACCACTGACCTACAGCTTAGAAGGCTGTTGCTCCAGTCCTTTATATTCTGAGCTAATCCTTACTTTTAAAATCATTCATTATATCTCCGGTCTTTGCCATGGTGTTACACATTACACCAAAACCTGTTTATAATAGATTGTGTGACTATTTTATCAGGGGCATATCTTGTGTTGTCCCAAGATGTGTTTACTGCGTTATAGTAGTTGCAGTTTACTGTCATGTATGTATCGCCCATTGACTGGCGAATAGGTTATAAGCCTATGCTGTTGTATTTAAGAGATTATTATGAATGATATTTTATTTATTATCACTCGTATCAATAGAGTGATTGCACAATTAGTTATAATCCGGATCCAGTTCAGAGTGGGCTATTATGCTGTCCATTATGGGCGCTTCTCATTCTGGTTATTGATAACTATACGACAACATGTTTCTATGTTGAAGGCTAAATAGCATTATTCTGCTAATGCAAACTGATATTTAGCTGCCTATGTTATTCGCCGCCCTGATGTCCTTTGATAGAGGATTAGCTGTTTGTTCTGCAGTGCGAATACATAATATCATCACCGAATTCGCTTAAAGCTAGTAGAGGTGTGAGTATTAAAACATTCACTTATAATAGTTATTATTGATATACATTACTGTAACTTTTAGCATATTAGTAAGTGGTAATCAACTGCCTGTTATATAAGGGAATGTTGGAGTATAGGTTAAGAAAACCTATGGTATTTTGAAATCATGTAACTCCACATTTCATTTAAGTTATTCCACATATGGTATTTTGTGTGTGGCCAAGGAAATGCTTTGCATATCCAGTAATTTGGGTCGTATTTAGCAAATATGCATTTTGGTGTAGATTCCCATCTGCTGGATTTAACATTTTTGTACCATGTTTCAAGTTCATCATTGTCATATAAGAACTTTCTGAATTTACGTATCATTAGTTCTTTTTCATTTGGTTTTTTATGGAGTTTAACAATTTTAAAGTGGACATATTCTCCTTCATTTCTATCAATTACACAATCTCTAATTTTGAATTGTTTAGCTTTTGTTGCATCACATCTGTTATTAAAAATTTTTGATTCTAAATAACAGTCGCGACATCGTCCTTTTGGAATAGCTTCAATAGTTATTCTTTTGTAAGTGTATCTTTCTTTTTTCATAGCTTCACATGATTAGTATTGTTATGAATATGATATAGGGCTAGTGGTTCTACTCCTGGTTGAAGTTCTATTGTTGGAAGTATATCTGGTTCTTCACAACTTATGAGTGTTACCATAAGTATAATAAACAGTAATAACAGTGTGATTGTTATTATGTTCGACCTGCGTTTCTTTGATAGTTCAGTCATTGTATTTAACTATGAACGGTTTAATGTTTTTTTCGTATTTTCTGGTACATACCTCTAATAGGTTATCCAAGTCGTCTTCTTGTACAAAGAATTTGTATGTATTCACCACTATTATTTTCTTTTTATATCCGCCAGTGTGTGGGTCAAATGTTATTGGAGTTAATGGTTCTAATTTACCATCTTTTGTGCAAATGTGAGGATGGTATTCAGGCGTATTCATGGTTATTATTCTACCATTAGTTTCTACCCGAGAATTCAACTTTACATTTTTCCTTAACATTGTTATTGTGTGTAGGGTTGCCTTTAATCTCTCATTAAATAATGAAGGATTTAAGATTTGTAGTGTTTTTTTATCTGTAAGTGTTTTCATTTTGCTAATTATTTAATGTTATTTATTTATTGATAATAAACTCGTAGTGTTACTAAACCTGCTTCATTAGTGAAGATGTGATAATATTCACCTTCATTGGCCTGAAAGCCAGTGTGTGTACAGTTGTGTAATTTTAGTATTGACATTGCATCAATATAATCACTAATGCACTTGAATTGTATATCCCTTATGCCATCTGTTAATGTTGTAATTCTAATGTTTAGGTGTGGACTCATAGCTTGGATATGATTTTATTGTATTGTTTGAGTATTGAGTAAAAGGAAGTGTGTTTAATTGTTCTTTCTCTTTTACATGTATATACGCCAGTTTTTATGAAGTATGTTATGGTGTATAATAATATTCCACATTTAGGTTTCATTATTTCAGCATGTTCTTTTTTTGATGTAAAAGAACTTGTGTATAATAGGGCATCAAGTCTTATTGAACCTTTTTTATTACACTCAGAGAATAGTGTGACCATTCTCTCTGTGCTATTTAAAGTGTTAGTTGTAATTTGATTCATTTGCTAGTTATTTAAATATTGTGGATATGTTAACCTTAAGTGTTTAGCTCTTGTTTTATAAGCATTGAATAGTTTAAGAGGTGTGTTTGCTGATTGTATCCTATCGTATGATAGTTCGTTGGGATGTTCGCGACAACCCATGGGGTATGGGTAAATACAGTTGTAACATTTTGTCCGGTCTGATGCTTGTGCTATGCATAATGTACAAGTATTGCCATTACCGAATCCGGTTAGTCTGGTTGCTGCATTATATCCAGGTAACCATTTATCCTTTATCTCCTGTAAGGTAATTGTTTCATATCTTTTAACAAGAGCTTTGAATTCTTTGATATTGATTGGTTTGTTCATTGTAGTTAGTATAAGGTTAATTTAAAGTATTTACGTTTAGTTCTCCCGTTATACCAGAGTATGAGTTCATCATCTATACCTGATTTGTATATGTAATCGAGTCTTGGTCTCCATAATATTTCAATTAGGTAGGCAAGTAGTACTATTGCTAGGACTATTACTATTGTTAGGTTGATTGTTGTCATGATAGTAATTTGATTTGTTGTTTCAACCATTTAATCCTTGGTGGTTTATTACCAATTGGCCATGAGTATATTTTACCTTTGTTTGGCCTGTGTTTAGTAATGTAACGATCGAGTTTATCACATTCTCTGTCATTGATTAGGTTATATTTTTGCATTTCAGTTATTAAATGGCATAAGCCAGTATAATAGGTTGATTCATTGAGTGTTGCTAACGTAATAGTTAATAACACTTTGTTAGTTCTTATTGGCATATTTTTGATTGTTATTGGTTACAATGTAAAAGAATGAGCTGTACTATCAGTTACCCAATCAAAGGTTTCAAGCCTTGGCTCATTCAATTGTGTAGTCAGTCCTTCCGGTTACTTGCATCTGGACTACTTACTTAGTGTAAGTAATCTATGTCTTTGTTAGTTTTCAGGAAACCATTCATTAATGGTTGTATCATTTAAGTATTGTGAATGATTTATTGCTTCTGCATATCTGATAAATGGTTGATTATCAGATGTTACGAATAATGAAGTACATTGTTGTCCTAAGTCTGATTGAAAGACTTTATTTATTTCATCTTGTGTCATGATAGTGTATGTATTAGTATTGATTATAATATAACCAATGGTGTAAAATCAAGTTTCAACTCATATGTGTCAATAATGTGCGACTGATGCAGTTCTTGAAGTGTTGCTTACATTGGTTATATTAGTTATGTAGCATCCAAATAGTATAAACGCTATATTGGTAGGTATGTAGCTTTATTGTATCATTAAACAAAAACGGGGTTTCCCCCGCCTGTGCTAGATTGTCATCATTTCCCCTACCTTCACCTTGTTCCAACAGGTTTTTGTGGCACACTCACCTATGTAACTTTTCTTCCTGAAGTCCCAGCCACCTGTCACCGGATCTGGATCAACCTTAGAGAATACCATGTGTCGAACGATACCATCCGCACACTCCTTTGAGGACTTGCCTGTGATAGTCACAGTCTTTGCAGTTGCCTGTTTTTTTACGTTTGCCATTTGCTAGAATTATTCGTTTACGGCATGGGCTATACCCTTCCCGGCTATGCCGGTAGGGGGTGGTTTGACTGGGGTGGTATACGCATTCTAACATATAATATGCCAAAAAAAATATAAAATTTATTTTTTCAGTAATGTGTATTGGAGACCAAATAATAGGTAAAATGTAACTTTTTACGTTTTTATACGTATAATAGGTACAACTAATTGATAAATCAATAAGTATGAAAAGACATATAGAAAATACAGTTATATTTGGTAAGGAAAATACCTGGCGTGTAATGTTGGAAGTAGAATGTGGTAAAAGGGGTGATAAGTTATCTGAATTACAGATGACATTAACTGAAGAAGAATTAGATGTAGAGTTTGATATATCATTTGGATTAAAGGAAGGTAAGCCATTCACAGCATGGAGTAAAGACTGGGTTTATTTCCCAGTACAGTATGATGGTTCAGAATGGGTAACATCAGTACCTAGGAACCCATGTGAATATAAAACTGAACACGTGGGGGCTTAGGGTACAACAATAATAGATTCTAGTAAATAAGTATGGGAAAGAGAAGATATGATAGTTGGGTAAATGGTCAAGTATTCAAGATAATTAATGATAAATACACAGACCATATTGGTTTGTGGCAACTTAATAAATTAAGGACAATGAAAACAATAAATGAAATTAATACAGACCTTACAGAAGGTAAATTACTAATAGCAGCCCTTTCAATATTATCAACTACACCAGAATTTAGTGGTAAAACACACGAT